ACTCTTCACCACCTCTTCGGTTCGTCGCTTATTATTCCCAAATTGACACATAGTGACAATTTGATTCGCAAGATTCGTAGAAAGTTCGAAAGAGCACAAGATAAATCAAATTTAAATTGTACTGCATAAATCGGTAGAAATGGGTTGCTGTCTTTCCAGCTGTCAGATACTTTCATCTGTCATCCACACATATTTAGCTCGTGGAAAGCGTCATTTCAACACACGTACATCTTTCTGGAATTATATTCAGATTCACGGCACAAACACTGGTTTTAAACTTCACATAAGGTGAAGTGCATAGCCACATACATCGAACGGGAAAAACCCTAACAGACGTATTTAACCGGACTTATCAGCCTCAGTGTGAGCATCCGTGAGTGAAGTGATTTCCTTCAAGATGCCAATAATGTATTGAATCAGTACTAATGAGTACCGGTTGCTACCTCCTCAGCAACTAGAGCTCGACACATTCATCAAATTCGTAATTCTTCGTATCGGTGTACACTTCAGAATGGGTGTTACGCTTCCTCGCGGAAGTGATGTAACGCGCCTCTCCAACCTCTTCGCGTTGAACACAGAAATATGTGTTTCAACGCGCCGCAATTGGATTATGCTGCCCATCGTCGTAGAACCGGCGTGACACTTGAGTAGACTCTTGTCTGATTCAAGGCATCATCCATGTTCACGTCAAGTTATCGAATTACTTCATCAACTTCAGTGGCTTACACTGGATTTGTATTTTATTTTGCAAGTCGGTTTAACCCGAAATAAGCTTGCATGGATAGAATAGGATATATACACAATTCAAGAGTGAGTGACTAAGTAGGTTTCATCACCACTCATCCCAAACTTGGCGTATAGATTTTAACGGTCGGTCGAAAATCAAGTCAACGTAGAGTCAATTTCAAGTTTTATTCTTATCCACAAGGCAAATAAAATAATGGGGGTTTTAATAAAGGGGGTGAGGCCGCCTTTCAACTCAGAGACCTCGATTCCTCCGCATTATACAGGGGGGATTCCGCTGGCAGTCGTAAGTGACGACAGGCTAAGACACCCTCGCATCAATTCAACATCATACTATGCCTTGGCAAGTGCATCAAGTTGAATC